TGACTTCCATCTATCAGCAAGATTATTACCACCAAGAATATCTTTTGATTGATTTATCAGTTCATTAATTCTAGGTCTATATAGTGCTAAAGAATCTTTACCTAAATGAGTAGTAATCATCTTTTTTAAAGCATTTAATTCTGTAGTATCTTCGCCTGTAACAGTTGTACCAAGACTAGCTTCAAATTCTCTTAGTCGATTTAAAGCTTCTAAAGGACTTGTAAAATTTTGATTTAATATATCAGTAGCAAAGTCATCATAAAACTGGTCACGACTAACATCTACATCTTCTAAAACTTCTAAAAATATTTTTGGTGTATCAGGAAATAAAGCTTGCAAAGCTTCAAGTCCTTCTGTGTTATATCTTGTAGTTTCATCTGCACCTGTAATTTGAAATTCAAAGTTATCAAGTAAATTTACAATTCTAGGTTTTATGACTTCTGCAATTTTTTTCTTTTTAAAAGTATCGTAAGCATTTTCATTTGTAACAAATCTAGCTTTCATTTTATTCCAATCTTCGCCTAAGAAATCCCCTAACTTTGATCGACTTTGTTCTGGTCCAATTTCTAATTTTTCAATAACACTTCTAAAATTTTGTACTGCAATAACTCCACTTTTACCTCTACGCAATTCAGTATTAAAAATAGTTTCTGCAATGTCTAAAACATTTTGTTTCATAGCAGTAGGACTAACAGAATTTATAGCACCGATAGCATCTAAATAATCAATTTCTTTTTGCATATTTTCAATAGAAATATTGATAAATGAATCTGGATTTGAAAAATCAATTTCATCAAAATTACTAAAATCTATAGTTGAAAAATTTGCAAGAATATTATCTTTTAATGTGGTGTTAGTTTGCTCTGTAACAAATTCACGATTATTTTTTTCTTGATTTATATATGCTTTTGAAACTGATTTAGCTACTTCTGGCATAAAATATTGGTTTATGAAAGAAGGTCTTATACCAGTTACATCTTGTTTTCTTGTCTCAGAAAACTCAGATATAGCTCCTTTAAATTCTTCTGAGTTTACACTAAATTCTTTTAAAGGAACTTGTCTTGTAGTTCCATTAGTGCCTTCAACTGTAATTGTTTTATTATTTAAAAATTGATTTAATTTACCTTCTATTGCTAGTCCATTATTAATAGCAAGTCTTTTTTCAATACCTGCTCTTACAAATATATTGTTACCTAAAATTTGTCTAGCTTCTTTTTTATTTGAACTTTTTAAAGCATTACTAAATTCTTTTAATTTCTCAGGATTAGCCATTAAAACATCTATTTCGCCTTGTAAAATACCTGCTTGTTTTTCTTTTTCTATTTGTCCTTGTAAATATGTTTGCAATACAGGGTTTATTGTTTTTAAAGTATCTGCTAAATCCATGATTCCAGTTCTAGGTAAAACTGTTACAGGATTAACAAATGTATCTACAGGGCTGTCGTAAATATTTGTTGCTGCTGTTGATTGAAAACTATTTGTCATTACCTTAACCCTGCTGTTAATCCAGTATATGTGTTAAAACCACTTGCACCAATACTTAACAATGTCTGACCTAAAGTTGGAATTGCATTGTAAGCTTCATTAATATTGCTTTGTAATTGATTTCTTCTATTTGCAAAAGTAGCTTCTGTTGCAAGTATATTTCTATCATATTGTCTTCTAAATGATTCAAGTGATTGAGCAACCGATTCTCTATAATTAGCACCTTGTCTTTCATTATCCATCAATAATAATCCTATAGTTGTACCTGCACGTTCTGATGCAATTATAGCTCTACTAGCTTGTAAAGTTTCAATATTTTTAGCAAATATATTTTGTGCTTCTGCTTTTTCTTTGGCTGATTTTTGTTCTGCTAGTGCTTGTTGTTGTCTTCTTTTATCATCTTCTGCTGATTGATTAGCTAGTAATGCTTGATTATAAGTTTGATTAGCTGCACTTTGAGCAGCAGCCCTACCAATAAAAGCATTGGCAGCAGTAAGACCCAAGCCTATATTAAATGCAGTTGCAGCAGACAGCCCACCTGCAAGAGCTTTAGTTCCAAATAAAGCAGCACCAACACACATCTAGGCAATCCTTAAAAATTCGTAGAAAGGTTTTTTTTGATAACCATAACTCTCATGTAAATTTACAAATGTAAACCCAAGAGCTTTTAACCATTTTATAGCAGAAGTGTTTTCTGCATATACATAATTATAAAGTATTTTATAAGACTCAAGTAGTTTATCAACCCATTCTCTGCCTTGTCTTATTAATTGTATTCTATATTTTTTATTATCAAATAATTCATCTGTAGCAACAAACCATATACAACCATCTTTTTGTACACCACATAATCCTATTGGTTGGTCATTATCATCAGCAACAGTCATATTAGTTTTACTACCTAAGAAGGTATAACTAAGAGCATCTTCTGGACTTAAACCTGATTGATAAAGAGCTTCAATCTTGTCCATTACTCTCATGTTTTCTACTACAAACTTAAAATCTTCTAGCTTTGACTTTCTTAAATATCCCACTATAGTCTTCTACTCCTAATATGAAATACTCCTTCGTATTCTGCACTAGCTAAACGTGTAGGTAAAAATGTATTATTTTTTATATCAATATCAACTCGATCTGATTTACTCATAATAGGTACTTTAAATCTACCTGTATCTAAATTTATTTGACCGATAGTAGCAGAGGCAGAACCAGTCAAACGACCAGTAAATTTATGTACTGATGTATCTCTATTTTCAGGTGTTACTTCTACTTTAAAAAAACCTGCATCTTCATACTTAATATAAAAATGATGCAGTTGTAAGCGACCTGCTACATACTCAGGAGAACCAGCACCTTGTTCTGTAAGTCTTTGTTTACTAAATCTATAGTGCATTTCATAAGGTTCGCCAATAATAAATTTACTATTTCTAAAATCTCCTGTTGCTGTAATAGTAGAAGTTGAACCATTTGTAGCGTTTGTTGTTTTTATAACTTGACCGCTTATTAAATTTTGAGTGTTGCCTTCAGCATCTACAAAAGTGCTTGTTTCTCCACTACCTAAATACCTACCGATAAGATTCATGTTGGCTCTTAATCTATATGGAACTGTAAAAGTAGATAGACCAGTACTTGAGCTATAAGATACTGATACTCCTGTGGTTGCTTCAGTAACTTTGTGATCTAAATGATATTCAAAACTAGCATTAGGTTCTCTGAACTCAGTTTCAAATGGTATTTTTTCTAGGGTTACTTTATTAGCTTCTTCTATAACAACAAACAAATCTGTACCAATAAAATCTACATTAAGTATTGATCTGTTTGAATTAATTGTAAAAGTAAACCAAGAACTTAAAGCTTTATTACCATCAGCACCATACAACCATCTATAAACAAATAGCTTATTAGGATTGTCTGTACCTAAAACTACAAGAATATCTTGGTTAGTAGATACTGCCATCTTAAAAACATTACTTGGAATAAGTCTTGGTACATGAATTGTGACGTTAGCTGCATCTCTTATTTGTGATTCACCTGCAAGTATATATTCTCTAATACCAGCAAAAGAACCTTTTTGAGTAAGAAAATAAATAGAACTACCAGAACCTACAGGCTGTGCTGCTGCACTACTTTCAAATTCAGTTGCAACTATTACGTTAGCTGTTTTAGGAGTAAGGTTATCTGCTGAACTTGTTAATACAAACTGTGTTTGTTCAGAAAATAATATAAGTTTTTCTCCCATAGTTACTGCATTTCTTAAAATTGCAACTTTTGTATGAGATGCAGCTACGTCAATAGGTTCATTGTCTAAAACTGATAAAACTGTTTCTGGAAAGAAATTAAAAAACTCTGATACTCTTGAAAGAATTACGTTATCCCCTGCAAGAAATCCAAGCCTGTTTCTAAAAAAGAATACGTTATTAATTTTATTACCAATAAAAGAAGGATTAGGTGCAGAATCTAAATCACCTACAGTACGTTCTCCCCATTTTGGAAGTGTATATTGGTTCGCAGGTAGCCCATAAGAATATGTACCAGTTGCAGTAAAACCATTAGGAATACCAGAACTATTAAGTTCAGTTCTTTGTACTGTAAATTGATTTGTATTAATTACTGTGACTGTATATTCACCATCAATAGGGTGTGCAGTACTAGGGGTAGTATTAGGAGGAGTAAAATCTATAATCGCTTTGTCATTTGTACTTAAACCATGATTATTTGAAGTGATAGTTACTGTATTTAATGATTGACTATATGACCCAGTAATTGGATCAGGAGCAAAATAATTATCACCATCTACTCTTGCAAATCTAAAATTACCATCAGCTTGACGTATCAAAACGTGTGGCATTGTGTCGTAATTAAATTTAAAAGTAATACCAGCTTCTACAGTTTCTTCCCATTGCCCTTCTTCTAATACTCCATCTGTTGTAGTGTTATTGCCAACAAACTTAACGTAGTAATTATCAAAGTTTGTACCTTCATCTCCTTTTACTTCTACTACATAACCATGAGGTGCAACTACTGGTAGGTCACTAAATCTTTGAATAGTGTCTTTAACTACAGTCATCTTAGTATCACCTTGAGTATCACTACCATCTATAGAAAAGCTTAAATTATCATTTCTTCTTATATATAAAACAGGACCATTTCTTACAATAGTAAAAGAACTATTGATACCAGAATTAGCTTCTAATGCTGTTTTTAAATCAGCAGCTATTGTATCTGTACTTAATGTAGAGTCTCCACTCGTATTGTCTTGAACTGTAACTCCATTTAATGTTATTGAATAAGTTGTGTTTGCTGTTGCTTGATTAATAAATACAATTGCTTTTGTACCCGTACCGCTAGTAAGGGTTGTATCCATAGCTGCTGTAATACTTGTATTAACAACAAAAGTGAAGTCTGCAATACTAACTGTTTTTATTACACTTCTAGGAGTAGAAGTATTTAAATAATTAGTACCATCAGGTTTATGTACTGTTAGTTCTGTACCATCTAATTCAAAAACTCTTATATTACCATTACTAAATATCGCTACATATCTTTCATTCGTATCTCTATTTATAGTTTGAATATGAACATTACCAAGAGTTGAAGATTGCAATGCTGTTATGTATTGAAACCCACTACGTTTTGTAAGACCAAGAACAGGGTTGCTATCAGCATTGTCTTGTATATCAGCATGGTCTGGTTGTTTCAAAGAATCAGATGATTGAGATATACCCCTTAATAATGTAGGTATAGCTCTTGATATAACAGGCATAGTTATCTAATTAATGCACTAGAAGGATTGTAAGTATCAAAAATACTGGTAAGAGAAGGGTCACCTCTTAATAGGTTGTGATCTGCATTTGCATAATCTGATTCTGTAAGTATAGCTCTTGCTCTTATTTCATCTTGTTCTGTATATGTTCTTAATCCTTGATCTCCTATTAATCTATCAATAAAAAGTCGTGCAGCTTTTATGTTGATATATCTTCTTGCTTGTTCTGTTATTTCATTAAAGTTTCTGTAATAAACAACAGTAGCAGTTAAGTCTTCATCAAATTCAAATTTATTATTTAGTCTGTCATATAATTTTAATCCACGTTGTATAGGGTCAATGGTTGGGTGTTGATGTATATTTGCGTCTACTGTTAAAACATCAATCCCTAAATTTATATGATTAGAACTATCTCTAGAAAGAAGCACATCTATTTCAGTATTGAAAGACCAACCTTCTGATTGAACCTCTTTGTTTACTTCTGTCAAAGTGTTTTGAGCAGTACGAGCATCAACTGGCAATAGACCTGTCAAAGTGTTTATAGGAGCTTCTCCTATAGCAGCTAACATTATGTTAATTGCTTCAAGTTCAGTGGTTGCAGCTACAGTCATGGTTTAGTACTTTTTTATTTTAAGTGAATCCCTCCCACCTTTTTTCTTTTTCTTTTTTTTCTTTGATGAATGATACATGGGTATAAAAAAAAGGGTATCTAATAATAAGATACCCTATAAATTGAAATTAAGAAGCAGATAGCTTAATAGTAGCTGCACATT